GCAGTATATTCCTTCTCTAATGAAGTTATCCGCATACCAGACCTTCGTGGCTTCGCCTTGCGCGATGCAATAGCGCGAAGCCAGCCTCACTACTCCACATATCTCGGAGAGGCCGTGCGCTACATTAACGAAACAGAAAGTTATGACCGCCTGATCGTGATTACCGATGAGCAATCACATGATCCTGTGCCTGACCCGAAAGGGAAAGGTTACATGATCAACGTGGCGTCTTACAAAAACGGGATAGGCTACGCCCCGTGGTTGCACATTGACGGCTGGTCGGAGGCTGTATTAGATTATATTTCTGCCTACGAAGAAGAGCTGCCGGAGGCAAATTGATGAGTAACGACGGCGGCAAAAAAACTGGTAGGCATATGTAAGTGCTTTTTGTGTGGGTGATAGCATGGCTAAAGACTGGGCAATAGATTTCTACAATAGCAAAGCTTGGGAAGATTGTAGACTTGCTTTTCTTCAAAGCAAGTTTTTTATTTGTGAACGATGTGGTGGTGCTGCGACCATAGCGCATCATATAACATATTTGACACCAAAGAACATAAACAATCCGGAAATAACTTTGAGCTGGGACAACCTTGAAGCATTGTGTCAGGACTGCCACAACAAAGAACACATGAGCAGGCACAGTGCGACAAGGGACGACGTGATGTTCGATGAGAATGGGGACTTGATACCACGTGAGAGCATCCCCCCCCTGTCCTGAGTAGGTGGGGCCTCCGTGGAGACCGAGTGGCCCACCTCCGAAAACCCCGGAACGGCTCCGCACACGAGGGGGCTAAAAAGGGTGTGAAAATATGCGACTTTACACTGAGGAAGAAAAACAAAAAGCGATAAGCAAGGAGATCCGAAAACTNCGCCGGCTTTTCAAGAACTTGCCGAAAGATAAAAAGAAGGCCGCAGAGGGGTTGATACAGGAGGCTGCCTTTATGAAGGTGACGTTGGAAGAAACGCGCTACATCATCGACTGCGAAGGCATAATTGAGAACTTTGAGCAGGGTGCGCAGAAGTTCAAGCGCGAACACCCGGCCACCAAGGTTTACAATACCATGATCAACCGCTACGCGGCCGTATGCAAGCAACTGTTTGAGATGCTTCCCGATCCCGGCGCCGACAAGCAGGCCGAAGATGAACTCATGGCCTTTATTAAGAAGGCAAGGAAATGAGCCGCCCGAAGAATTACCTGCTTGAGTATTGGCAGAAGCTAAAGGCCGGCGAAATAGCGGCCTGCCGCCGGCTGAAGCAACAGTACGAAAAGTTAATACACGAACTTGAAAACCCACGTGACCCGTGGGTTTTTTCATTTGAAGCAGCTAACAGGCCAATAGAATTCATTGAAACGTTCTGCCGCCATTCAAAGGGCCGGTGGGCCGGGCAGCCGTTTAAACTTGAGTTATGGCAGAAGGCATTAATTCAGGCTATCTATGGTTTTGTGCACAAGGAAACAGGCCACCGGCGCTGCCGGGAGGCCTTTGTTTTAGTGGGGCGTAAAAACGGCAAAAGCAGCCTGTTAAGCGCCCTTGGCTTGTACATGCTCATCGCCGATAACGAACCCGGTGCGGAAGTGTATTGCGTGGCCACCCGCTACGAACAAGCCCGCATTGTGTTTTCGGAAGCCTGCAACATGGTATCGCAGAGCCCGGCGCTGCGGAAGCATCTTAAGAAGCGCAAAACAGATCTGTACATGCCGCTTACCTTTTCCAAGTTTCAGCCGCTTGCTTCAGAAAGCCATAGCCTTGATGGCCTGAATAGCCATCACGTGGTTATAGACGAATTGCACGCAATTAAAGACCGCAACATGTACGATGTGATGCGCCAAAGTATGGCCGCCCGCGAGCAGCCGCTTCTTACTATGATAACTACCGCCGGGTTTGTACGGGAGTGCATTTACGACGACATTTATGAGTACGCCTGCAATGTGCTTGATGATGTTATAGAAGATGAGCGTTTTCTTGCCTTTATTTACGAGCTGGACGATCGCTCCGAGTGGACGGACTTTCGGGCCTGGGAGAAGGCCAATCCGGGCCTTGGGGCAATTAAGAGCTACGAAGAGTTGGCGGCCAACGTCGAGCGGGCGAAGAATGACCCCAACTTTCTGCCAACGGTACTAACAAAGGATTTCAACGTCAGAGATACCGTGGCCGGNACNTGGCTTACATTCGACCAGATAAACAACGAGGAAACCTTTGATATAGAAGAATTTAGGGACTGCTATGCAGTAGGTGGAGCGGATTTATCAAGTACTACAGACCTGACTTGCGCAACGCTGCTCATGATGAAGCCGGACAGTGAGAAGAAGTATGTCATACAGCAATATTTCCTTCCCGAGGATCTTGTCGAGCAAAGGGTAAAAGAGGACAAGATCCCATATGACAAATGGGCAGAACGTGGCCTGCTGACACTCTGCCCCGGGAACAAGGTCAACTATTCGGATGTGACAGCCTGGTTCATGAAAATGTACCAGGAATACGGCATCATACCTTTCTGGATAGGGTACGACCCTTGGAACTCGCAATACTGGATCGAGGAAATGAAGGGCATGGGCTTCACCATGATTGAGGTCCGCCAGGGCGCAAAGACACTGAGCCAACCCATGAAGGAGATGGGAGCTGACCTGTGTGCCAAAAAGATTGTTTACGGAAACAACCCCGTGCTGAAATGGTGTTTGACGAACGTCAATGTAAAACGCGATAACAATGACAATATCCGACCGGTCAAGGGTCAGAGCAGCAGGCAGCGCATAGACGGCGCTGTTTCTTTATTGATAGCATACACGGTATTGTTCAATAACTACCAGGACTACCTCAACATCATATAAGGTGGGTGTGCAAATTGAAAAAGAAAATAAAAATAGCATGGACTTGTTCAGATTATTGTCATCATGAACATAAATGGCGTTTTACAGCGTGGCTGTGCGGAAGGATTCAAAAATTGGCTTGGCAGCTGTTAAGGTGGTGATGATGTGGCTGAAAGACGAAATTTACTGCAAAAAATATTTGGCGCTATTCGAGATCGAGTGACTTTATCACGGTTACAGATGCTAAATGGTTACATTCCGGTTTTTACGCCGTGGAGTGGCAAACCATATGAGGCTGATGTGGTTCGTTCTGCTGTAGATGCTATTGCTAGGAATGCGGCCAAACTTAAAGCCAAACATATTCGACGTATAAACGGACAAATAATTCCCGTTGGCGGCCATATAGAGAGGCTTTTGCAAGTTAGGCCCAACCCACACATGAACGCATATGACTTTTTATATAAACTTATCACCACCCTTATGATTGATAATAACGCTTTCGCTTATCCGGTTTGGGATGGCCTGAATCTTGTTGCTATCTGGCCTATAAACCCCACAATGGCAGAATTCCTAGAGGACGCCAGCGGAACAATTTACGTTAGATTTTATTTTGCGGGGAATCAGCAGGTTGTTTTGCCGTACAGTGAGGTTATTCATCTTCGTCGGCACTATTACAAAAATGATATATCCGGTGAAACAAATAATCCGGTCAATGCCACCCTGGAGGCCATCCATACGACTAATGAAGGGCTGGCTCAGGCTGTTAAAACATCGGCAAATCTTCGGGGTATCATCAAATATCAGGGGATGCTGAAAGAATCTGATATTAAAGCCAATCGTGACCGTTTTGTGGCTGAATATATGACGGTACAAAATTCCGGAGGCATTGCTGCCCTGGATGGCAAGGCTGAATATATTCCGCTGAATAATGAACCTAAGATGGTGAACGCTGCCCAGATGAAAGAACTTCGGGATGCGGTTTATAGATACTTCGGGGTCAATGAGAACATCATCATGGGCAAGTATAGCGAAGAAGAATGGGCAGCGTTTTATGAAGGAACTATCGAACCCCTAGCTGTGCAGATGAGCCTGGAATTTACTAGCAAGCTCTTTACCGAGCGGGAACGGGGATTCGGAAATGAAATAATCTTTGAAGCTAACCGGTTGCAATATGCGAGTGTAAAAACGAAAATAGCAATGGTAGAGCAAATGGTGCCGATGGGATTGCTTACTATAAATGAGGCGAGAGAAATATTTAACTTGGCCCCCGTTGAGGACGGCGACAAGCGCTTAGTATCCCTGAACTATGTGCAAGCAGATAAGCAAAACTTGTATCAGTTGGGCGAAGATGATAACTCCATTGAAGGAGATGATGATAATGCCGATACCCAAACCTAAGGACAATGAGACACAAAAAGAATTTATTCAACGGTGCATGGCCGATAAAACAATGGTATCCGAATATCCTGACGAAAAGCAGAGATATGCAATCTGCATGACGCAATTAAAAGGAGGCGAGAGAAAATTGGAGACGGCCAAAAAAGAAATTCGTCTAGCGGAAATCCGGGCATTGGAGCCGGGACAAGGGCAATCCAACGAGATGATAGTTGAAGGTCGAGCGATAATATATGACAGCCCAGCCCTTATGTATGAAATAGAAGGGCGCAAATATTATGAGGTGATAGCCCGGGGTGCCTTGGATGGTGCAGATTTAAAGGATGTACCATTTAAATATAACCATAGCGATAACATTATGGTTATGGCCAGGACCCGGAATAAAACCTTGGAGCTTATCCCGGACGAACAAGGCCTTTTAGTTCGGGCAAAGTTGGCCAATACCACAGCAGGACGAGACCTATATGAGCTAATCCGGCGAGGCGACATCGATAAGATGAGCTTCGCTTTTACTGTGTCCGAGGAGTCTTACAATAAAGACACACGGACACGCACTATACTCAAGTTTAAACGCATCTGGGATGTGTCGGCGGTGGATACCCCGGCGTATTCAGATACATTCATAGCCGCAAGAAGCTATTTCGAGGCGCAGGCGGAGGCCGAGCGCCAGGCGGCGGAGGCTGCTGAACAATTGCGGAAAAGACTATTACTCAAAACATATTTGATTTAAGGAGGATGGAAAAAGATGAATATTGAAAAAAGATTGCAGGAAATAGAAGCCAGAAAAATGGAGATAAGGTCCCTTCTTGAAAGCGATAAAAAAGACATCGATCTGGAGAAATTGGAACAAGAACTTAGAGATCTTGAAGCGGAAAAGAAAGAACTTGAAAAAAGAAAGACGCTTGCAGAAGGCATTCAGGCCGGAACTGTACAAACTAGGACTATAGACAAATTCCAAACTCTTGATAATACTGAGCAGAGAAACTTTGAAAGCATGGAGAGAGATGCAATACTTTCTACTCCTGAATATCGCAGTGCATACCTGAAAAGATTACAGGGCAAAGAATTGAATGACGTTGAAAAGCGTGCTCTTACTACAGCAGCAGGAAGCGCCGGTGCCGCAGTTCCTACTCAGACCCTAAACAAAATAATCGATAAAATGCGTCAGACCAGCGCATTATTCCCCAGGATAAATGTGAGCTATGTGCCCGGGAATCTTTCCATTGTTGTTGCGAATGCCAAAAATGCGGCTTCCTGGAAGGCTGAAGGCGTCGACGGTACTCCTGCCGACGATACTGTTGTAAGCATCCAGCTGACCGGTTACGAACTGATTAAACTGGTAGAAATGTCTGCGGCAGCTGAAGCAATGACAATTGACGCCTTCGAGCAGTATATTACTTCTGAAATCGGCCGCCAGATGGCAATTGCCGTGGAAAATGCTATTCTGAACGGCTCCGTAACCTCCGGAACCGGGGAGCCCACTGGCATCCTGACCGGCATTACCTGGGATACTACGAACTCTCATTCCTATGCTACTGCCATTAGTTACGATGACATTGTAGATGGCCTTGCATTGCTTCCGACAATGTATCACAACAATGCGGTATTTGTTATGAACCGCAAGATGCTGTTCAGCGGCATCCGGAAGATAAAAGCCCAGGACGGTCAGCCGATCTTCACTTACAACCCGCAGGATAAAGCGGCCATGACTATACTAGGCTATCCTGTCATACTCGACGACTACATGCCGGATGANACCATTCTCNTGGGTGANNTNAGCTANTACTACATGAACTTTGCNAAGGCGCCCACCATCGATGTNTCNAGGGAAGCTGGCTTNAAGTCCGGCAAGGTNACCTATCGNGGNNTGGCGGTAGCTGACGGCAAGCCTGCGTTGGCTGAGGCGTTTGTAAAGATTTACAAGCAGGCTTAAAAATAGGCAAGGGGAGGGTTTCTGCCCTCCCCTAAGCCAATGGTGGTGAGCGTATGCTTCAGAAAATTAAAGACGCACTAAGGGTAAATGGAACCGACCTTGATGAAGAAATCCAAGACCTTATTGATGCCGCCAAAGCAGACCTCAGGCTTTCCGGTATCACTAAAAACGAAGATGACCCGTTAATTGTGCGGGCAATAACTATCTATTGCAAGGCCCATTTTGGCTACGAAGAACCGGCACAAGCGGAGCTATTCATGANGAGTTATAATGCTTTAAAATCTCACCTTGCTCTATCGCAGGAATATACAGGGGTGTCAGGGCCATGAGAGCCGATATGCGGAATAAAATAACCATATTGGCATTACAGCCGGGATATGACCCAGAAGGTGAACCTATCGATGAATGGAAGCCGGTTGAAGGGCTAACCAACCTTTGGGCAAGCAANGAGCCGCTGTTGGGCAATGAATTTTTCGCCGCCGAACAAACGCAGAGCAAAGTAGAAGTAAAATTCCGTACTAGATACATCCAAGGCGTGACTAATGAAATGCGAGTACAGGATGACGAGGGCATCTATGAGATCCTGTCAGCTATCAACGTCAAGAATCTCAACCGCGAGCTTTTGATGTACTGCCGGAAGGTGAAGTGATGGCAAAGCGGGTCAAATTTGAAATAGAGGGCATGAAAGAACTGGAACAGACAATCCGCAAATTGGGCAAACTTCCCCAAAAATGCGTAACTAAAGCAGCGAAAAAAGGAGCACAAATAGCATTAAAAGCGGCAAAACAAAAGGCCCCGTTTCTAACAGGGGCCCTGGAAGAGGGCATAATCCTGAAAGCGGAAAAAACGAAGAAGAAGGGCAAGAAAGTATACCAAGTCACGATGAATCCTGCAATGAATGATGTGTTTGTGAAAACCACGAAAGACGGCAAGAGATATTATTATCCTGCGTCGCAGGAATATGGTTTTATAACAAAAAATGGCGGCTATGTGCCGGGCTTTCATTATTTGCGCGATAGTCTCGTGGACAACAAAGAACGAATCGAGAAAACTGTTGTTGATGTGTTGGCAAAAGAAATTGACAAGCTGAGGTGATTCTATGACCTTTGAGGCGGCGCTGAGGGCCGAACTGGTAACAATACCCGACTTACAAGATAAGGTGTTCCCGATGCGCGCACCAGAGGGTACGGAAGCACCTTATCTTATTTACACAACTACGCTGGGAGACTACGACAAGAGCCTGGAGGGATGGCATAAGAGCAAAGGTGTGACAGTTGAGCTTAACGTAATCCATGACCGAGCATCAGCGGTAAGAGCACTAGGTCGCGAGGTGCAGGAACTGGTAATGGGGTTTGAGGGCAAGCGACTGGCTGGCACCGGTCCGCGTATTAACGAGATTGTTTTTGAGGGCGAAGGTGTTGAGCTTTACGAGGCTCAGGTGGATTTATACCGCAAGGTGATCAGTTTCAAAGCATATTTCGAGGAGGAATAAAGCATGGCTAAAAGAGCATTAGGAACGAAATTACTGATTGGCGATACAACACCTGTAGAAGTGGCAGGCTTGACCAGTATCGGTGGGCTTGAACTTTCGGCAGATACCATTGACGTTACAACTCTTGCTTCTGATGGTTATCGGGAATTTATCGGTAGTCTTAAAGACGGTGGGGAAGTATCTCTTGAAGGTTACTTTGAACCAGAGGAAGGCAAGGGACAAAAAGAGCTCTATGACCTATTTGAGAGTGGAGAAACAGAAACATTCAAAATACAATTTCCCAATAATATTGCCAGCTGGGAATTTGAGGGTGTTGTGACTGGGTTTTCCACCAGTGCAGACCTGGAAGACCCACTTGCGTTTTCGTGCACAATCAAAGTTAGTAGGAAGCCTACTTTAACCGTTGGAGCAGGAACTTAAAGGCTACAGGAACTTAAAGGCTACAGGAACTTAAAGGCTAGAGGTGGCTCTAGCCTTATATTTTTCTTCAACGGCGAGCACGAAAATTGTAAAAGCCGAGGTGGACTAAATGAGTTTTTACCCCATTCAACTCGACAAGATGCGAAACTTCAGATACGGCATGAAGGCGCTGCATTTGATAGAGAAGAAGTTGGGAAAGCC